GGGAAAGACCCCCTTCTGGATACTCGTCAGAATAAGTGCGTCGCAGGTCTGCGATAAGCACTAAGACGAAATATCCTGAGAGCCCTCCCCTCCCGTGGTACCATGGTGGTCAGTGCTGGCTATGCCGCGCTGGCCACCCTTTCGTGGTACCGGTCCCTGTGGGACCTTAAACAACAATTCTCTGCTAATCATCAACCAAAGGAAAACCCCATGGCCCGAACAGACACACCTGCGATGACGAACTTGCGAGTTCTTAATCACTGGTTGCCTTGCGGAGGCCATGACGAGGAATTCGCTGACGTTGTCAGCGCAATTACCACGTTGGTTAATGATGATCCTGTCAGCAGAGTCAGGCCGGACCCGCCGTTATGGCGGCATCAAACCGGCCTAGGACCCAACTACACTAAGCACCGTACTATGGGACTCCTGCGTACAGCAGACCCGTGGTACACCGGCTATTGTAGTGGGGTGCCTTATCCTGGCTATTTGTCTGAGCTGAAAGCTGAGATCTGCGACCTGTATCCCGACAAAGACTGCAGTACCAACTGGCAAATGAAAATGCGCCAGAAAATATTGGATACTTACGTCAACATCGGGGCAGATATCGTAGAAATCAACGAAACAGCCAACATGGTCAGAGAAGCAGCCGGCCTACTCAAGGACGGCTGGGTGAGGTACGTTCGCAAGAAAGCAAAGAAGAAGCGACGAAGGCTTACGCCTTGTGATGTCGCTGCTGCTGAGCTCATTACGGCGTACGGGATAGCCCCTATCCTTGGCACTACTTACGACTCGGTTCAGAAACTGAACCAGGAAGTGAAGGTGCCTAGGCTAAGAAGGGTGGCCGTTTCGGCTACTCGGTCACGGGACATCGACATGGTGCTCCCTTCGACCACTACGGGCGAATACCATTTCACCGGGCAACATGAGAGGTCAACCAAGGCCGTGGCGTACATTGAGTACGTCATAGACGATTCAACGTCGGGCTTTCGGTTGGGCAACCCTGCTACCTGGGTGTGGGAGAAGATTCCGTTTAGTTTTGTCGTCGATTGGGTAATCCCCATTGGCGGCTATCTCGACTCGCTAACCGCGATGTCGGGTGTGAACTTCATAACGGGTTTTGTAACCACGAAAGATAGATTCACAGCCGTCGGCTCCTACTCAGGGTCTGAGTGGGTCTGTGACCAGGAACCAGTCATTCACCAGGAGGGCACTTGGAGGACCGTCCTTACGGAGATCCCTCAAGCTGACTTTCCCAGGTTTGACCCTGGAATGTCCGTCAAGCGCGCCTTGAACGCAATATCGCTGATTACAGCGTTATCGTCGAGACGCAATCCCGCCTGCAAACGCAGGTTCATCCCTAATTGAAGGAGTAACCACATGGCCACGGCCAGTGATATCACCCTCGCGACTGACGGTTCCACAGGGACTTCGGTCTTTAAGCCGCTTGTCAAGTCGGAAGGCCGCGTACAATACGTAGCCCGAGACGCTGACATTTCGGCCGCAAGCCGGACCCTGTCGGTCCTGTTCCGTCCCGAGAGCAACACCCGCAAGACCAATCGCATCAATGCTAGCCTTGCGATGCCGCTCAAACGCAGTGACGGCGGCGATCCCGCCACCTACTCTGCGGATGACGTTGCTCGCTTCAACGGCGAGTGGGTCCTTCCGTCCGACATGTCGCAATCCGAACGCGACGAGTTGGGCTACATGATTCGGTCCTTGATCTCAGATACGGCCATCCAGGCCGCGTCCGATGATCTCGATCCGCCCGTGTAGGTCCCTACTGGCTGCCATCCTGGTAGCCTTCGCCTTAACGCCCCGTGATGGGGCATCTTTGGAGTCGAGTACTATGCCTAATCGTGATGATAGCATTGACCGTTCAGATCATGCGATCGAACGGCGCTTAACCCTCCGTATGTGTGAGATCGTTGACACTCCGAGGTCGCTGGCAGTTGCTCTCATGCTAAAGCATGGCGAGCACAATCAGCTGCTTGACCTAGAGATCGACCCGATGGACTACCAAGAAGCTTCGCATTTCGCGGATGACTATCTTGCCACCGAACTGCTCTCAAAGTCGAGTACCCTGGAGACAGGCATCGATCGTGAAGCTGCGGCAGTGACCGGCTTTTGGGAAGCCGAGTCTGCGTGTAAACGTTGGAACGACAACGCCGAAAGGTTTCGTCGCGACAACGCTGCTCTTGTGTTCCGTGTCGGAACGGTCATCAGACGGGTCCTCCCGCCTCTCTTTACCTCCTCTGGTTCTTATACCAGGCGTGGTGAATGGGTGATGGATTCGATCCTGAGATCCGTACGGCATGGGCCAGGAGCGTCCACGTCGGTTAGCGGGACTGGGTCTGTCCCGAGCGATAAGTATGATGCAGAAGTGCATCTGACCCAGAACCTGTATCCCTTTGCACGCGCCCTTATGGGCAATCGTTGGGCCGACTTGGTCCACAAGACGATAGTGCCTGGTAACAGGTTCACAACCGTTCCCAAGAACGCAAAGAAGGACCGCGGAATCTGCATCGAACCCGGGCTGAACGTATTTGGACAGCTCGGTATCGGTGAGACAATGCGATACCTCCTTCGGCGTGAACTTGGTGTCGACCTCAACAGCCAAGAGTGGAACCAGTTCCTTGCTAAGAAGGCAAATGAATGGCATTTGGCCACCATTGACCTATCTGCAGCATCGGACATGATCCCTTACAAGGCTGTCGAAATGCTCCTCCCCCCCGACTGGTTCCACTTATTGGACCTCTTCCGGTCGCCCGAGACTCGCGTCTCGGACTGCTGGCATTGGAACGAGAAGTTCTCCAGTATGGGTAACGGCTATACGTTTGAGCTAGAAACGCTGATCTTCAGCGCCATAGTCTTTAGCGTTGTGCCGCCTGAGGAGCACGAACTGTGTGGCATCTACGGGGATGACATCATTGTCCCCCAGAAGTACGCTGCACAGGTGGTCGAGGCCCTCGAGCTCTTCGGCTCGAGGATTAACGGTAAGAAGACCTACTTGGCAGGTAGGTTCTTCGAATCGTGCGGGACAGATTGGTTTGACGGTAAACCCGTTCGACCATTCTACTGTCGGCGCCTGCCGGAGGACAAGGAAATCCCTTACAGCCTCCAGCTGGCTAACAACCTCCGTCTCTACGCCCAAAGGCGCATGAACGGATTATGTTGTGACCGCCGATTCCATTCCGTGTGGCGCACCCTTACCAAGGACGTCCCTCGCGAATGGTCCAACCCCATACCGCCGCAATTAGGTGACGTCGGCTTAATCGTCGACTTCACCGAACGCGGCGGCGATATCCCCCCTACCAGGGGGTGGATCGAGGGTTGGTATGTCCCTTGTGCTCAGCTACAGCCTCTCAACGTCCGTAAAAGGACAATGGGTAGGTTGCTGTTTGAGCTCGCACGCATCGATCACCGAGAAGAGGGCTTTGAAGCCCTATTCACTCGCGGCAAGGAACCTCGCCGTGGGCTTTTCGGTAAAGTGATGACGAAGAAAGTTCACGTGAAAACGTGGACTGGGTCCTTAGCGTGGTGCTAGCGCCCTAAGGTGCTGGCCTTTTGAGCCTCGCAACGTGCTGTCAGTAGTTTGGTAACCACATCAAACTCAGAGGGCAGATGGTAGGATTATCCTATAAAG